CCGTGTCGGCAAAATCCGCAGCAGGATACACAGGCACAGCCGGAAACACCGTGCAGACCAACCTTCTCGCCTCCTCGTTCATCGATGTCCTCCGCAACAAAGCGGTCATCATGAACCTCGGCACCGAACTGGCTGGCCTCGTCGGCAATGTGGACATGCCAAAGCAAACAACCTTCGGCACAGGCTACTGGATCGGCGAAGACGACGACGCGACAAAATCCGACATCGATTTCGGCCTCGTCTCGCTCCGTCCTCGCACCGTTGCCAACTTCGGCGAAATCACCCGCCGCATGCTCATGCAGCCCTCGCTGTCCGTCGAAGCCCTGCTTCGCAACGACCTCGCGCAAGGCTTGGCCCTCACTATCGACTCCGCAGCCTTCTACGGAACCGGACTCAGCAACGCTCCGACCGGAATCAAATCCGCCGCAGGCGTCCTCTCGCAGTCCTTCGTGGCAGTTCAGCCAACCTTCGCGGAACTCGTGAACATGGAAAGCCTCGTCAGTGCTCAAAACACCGATGTCGCCAGCATGGCATTCGTTGCCAACCCATCCACACGCGGCATGGCCAAGACCGCGCTCAAATTCCCAACCGGCTCCACCAACGGCGGAACCATCTGGGAAAACGGCACGATGAACGGCTACCGCACCGAGATCACCAACCAGATCACCTCTGGCGATGTGTTCTTCGGCAACTTCGCTGATTTCATCATCGGCCTCTGGGGCGGTCTCGAAATCACCGTGGACCCATACAGCAACAGCACCAAAGGCCGTCTGCGCATCGTCTGCATGCAGGATGTGGACTTCGCTGTCCGCCGCGCCCAGTCGTTCGTTTACGGCAAGAAGCCCTAAGCGATAGCTGACAACTCAACCGCCTCCTCCGTGTGCATTCGCGGAGGAGGCTTTTGTTAGGAACCGCAGATTATGGAACCTCAAAAAATCACCCTTCTTCAAAGCCTCATGATTGCCGGCGAATCCTGCCCGGTCGGCAGCGATGTCGAAGTCTCGCCATCCTTCGCCCGCGAACTCATCGCCCTCGGCCTCGCCAAGCCGTTCGTCGAAACAGCCGCCGAGCCTAAGAAAAAGAAATGAGCCTCGACGAGAAGGACGGACGCCCTGCCGTGCGACTGAACCTCGCCGAAGCCATCGCCGCTCTGGCCCTCGTGGCAACGGTCTTCTCTTCTCTCAACGGCTGGATCGTCCTGCCCGAACAAATGCGCCAAGTCAGAAATGAAAACGAACGCCAAGACATCCGCCTCCAAGCCATCGAACGCCTCGCCAGCGAGCGCAGCGAAACCCTCGCCCGCATCGATGAAAGAACCAAGCGCATCGAAGAAAGCCTTAAAGCTAAATGAAAACCCTGCTGGCACTCCTGCCGCTCCTGCTCCTGCCCGCCTGCGTAAGCGTCCCGCTGCCGCCAAGCGGAGAAAAGATGGGAAGCCTCGGGCGAGTGGAGGTCGGCATCCGTTACTTCCCGCCAGTCAACATCGATTGGTTCAACCCGCAAATCCCCAGCCTCAAAGACAAATGAAAATCCTCGATTACATCCTCGCCCGTGCGTCGGAAAGCTCCACCTACAGGGGAGCAATTTTTTGCCTTGCTGCGGCAGGCATGACGGTGGACCCCGACAAGGCCAACGCCATCGCAGCCTGTGCAATGGCCCTCGCGGGAGCCATCAACATTTTCCGCAAAGAAAAAAAGTGATTCACTGAAATGATCCACCGACTCCTCGCCATCGCCCAAGCCGAGATCGGTATCCGCGAAGAGGGCGGCAACAATCGCGGCCAGCGAATCCGCGACTACCAACGCGCCACCGACCTACCCCCCGGCCCGTGGCCTTGGTGCGCCGCTTTCGTTTCGTTTTGCGTGCAGCAGTGGCTGATCGAAAACGATGTCCCTGAGTGGCTACGCCTCACTCGCTCGCCCGCAGAATGGCAACCCCGCACTGCTCTGGCCTACGGATTCCGCCAATGGGCAAAAGATCGCCCCCGCACGACCAGCATCTACACCGACCAAGACGCCGCCCAGCCGGGCGACATCGTGACCTTTGACTTTTCGCATGTCGGAATCGTTCTTGAGGACGATGGAAAGAACCTCGTGACGGTCGAAGGAAACACCAACTTTTCTGGGACACGCGACAGCGAGAACGGCGATGGAGTCTGGCGCAAAATCCGGCCAAAATCCCTCGCTCGAAACTTTATTCGCATCCACCCCGCCAGATGACCTACGGCAACCTCGATGTCTTTTTCAGCGGTCTCGACAACACCGAGATTCTGTTTTCTCTGCCGACCGGAACCAAGATCGTGCGCGGCTATTTCGACAACGCCTTTTTCGACAGCGCCGTGGGCGAGGTAGTCCTCGACAGCACGCAGCCCCGCTTCCAGTGCAAAGAGTCGGATGTCGCAGGAATCCCCCGCGAAACCCCATGCAAAGTGGAGGGGAAAAATTACACGGTGATGGAAATCCAGCCCGACGGCACCGGCCTCGCCACCGTCACCCTCGCCCATGAGTGACATGATTTTCATCAACGCCAAGGGACTCGACCGCATCGGGCGCGACCTTGGCGCAACGCAAAAGCAGATCGAGCCAGCCATGCGCAGCGCCGTTTCGCGTGTCACACGCTGGGCAGGCAACGAAGCCGCCCGCCGCATCAGCAAGGCCACCAAAGTCACAGGCAAAGTCATCAAAGGCCGGATGCGTGTTGAAGTCATGGGCAAGGATGGCGTCCTCGGGCGCGTGTGGGCAGGTCTGCGCAACATCCCGCTCAAAGCCATGAAGCCACGCCAGACCAAGAGCGGAGTCACAGCAGGCCCCGCCAAAGTCCCAGGAGCATTCATCTCCAAGAAACTCGGTGGCCATGTTTTCAAACGAACCGGGACGAAACGCCTCCCCATCGAAAAGCAAGCATTCCCCGTCCTCGACCCCGGTCTTGATGCCATGGGCAGTCTGGAAAACGAAATCGGCGAACGCCTGCAACGCGAATTTGAATCTCAACTCAAATGGCAAATGACCAAATAGACCTCGCCGTCCTCCACACGAAGATTGCCGAGAAGATCAACGCGAAATTCGGCAGCACGGTCAAAACCATCGCCGCCTATTCGCGTTACATGGACAAGATTGAAGTGCCAGCCATCACTTTCGAGTTGGACACCATCGAGCCAAACGCCACCGCAGACATCGGCACTCAGCAACTCCAGGTGGACATCCGTTTTTCCGCCTCGCTCATCTACTCCTACAAAGCCGGGAACAAATTCGCCGTGCGCCTCATGGCCGCAAACTTCGCTTCATTCCTCCAAGGCCAGCGGTTCGGCATGCCCGTCACACCCGCCCGATTCATCGCCGCGACTCCGGAGGAATTTTCCGCCGAAAATCCTGAATACGAAACATGGCGCGTCGAATGGGAACACACCTGCCTCCTCGGTGAAACCGCATGGCCCGAAGGCGGGGCGTTACCAACCGACATCCGCGCCTCGTGGGTGCCCAAGATCGGCATCCCCCACGAGCCGGACTATGTGCCGATCCAAGACATCCTCGCCACATGAGCAACGCCCGCCTCGGAGAGCTTGAGCGCCGACTCTCAAACACCATCCGCCCCGGCACGGTGCTGGAAGCGGACTACGCCAAGGCCCGCATCCGTGTCACGATGGGAGACAATACCTCCGCATGGCTCCCGTGGCTCACCAGCCGCGCCGGAGAAGACCGCACATGGCACGCCCCAGAAGTCGGAGAACAAGTCATCGTGATGGCCCCCGGCGGCGAACTCTCCGCTGGCTATGTCATGCCGGGCGGCATCTATAAGAACGACTATCCCGCGAACGGCGACAAGGCCGAAATCAGCCGCACCACCTACAAAGACGGGGCCGTCATCGAATACGACCGCGAAGCCCACGCCCACCTGATCCAACTCCCCGAAGGCAAGGCCACCGTCAAAGTCGGAGACGATGCCCAGACCGAAATCACGCCGTCCAAAATCACGGCCAATGTCGGATCGGACGCAAAGACCGAAATCACCGCCTCCAAAATCCTCGCCCAAATCGGCAGCGATGCCAAAAGCGAGATCACAGCCAGCAAAATCTCACACACCCTCGGCAGCGGAAAAGTGGAAATCACCAGCGGCAGCGTAAAAATCACGGTCGGAGGAACAACCCTCGAAATCGCCAGCGGCGGAATCACCATCAACGGCAACATCACGCAAACCGGAAACTACGACCAGACGGGTCTGATGAAATCCAACGGTATCACGCTCTCGACCCACACGCACGGCGGCGTCATGTCAGGACCAGCACTAACCGCCGTCCCAAATCCATAACCTCCTCCGTGTTCTCCGTGTCCTCCGTGGTTAAACCTTTCTGACCTTCCTGCGGGAAGTCCCCGCAGAAGACACCCCCAACCGCAGCCATAAAATCTCGCCCCATGCGAGGCATGAGCAGCGACACCGGCAAGGCGCTTTCCGGGCTGGACCATTTGAAGCAGTCGATACGGGACATTCTTACAACCCCGCTCGGCTCTCGCGTCATGCTCCGAGACTACGGCTCGCGCCTGTTTGACCTCGTGGACGCCCCGATGAATCGCGGGACCATCGTGGAAATCTATGTCGCCACCATCGAGGCAATCCGCAAGTGGGAGCCTCGCGTTGAGATAACCCGCGTCATCGCCCAGGCTATCGAACCCGGTAAAATCACCATCGCCCTTGAAGGCGTCTATTTACCCACCGGAACCGCGCTCACGCTGGACGGCATGGTCGTATGAGTTACACGCCCATCGATCTTAGCAGCCTCCCCGCGCCGACGATTGTCGAGAGTCTCGACTACGCCGCGATTTTGCAGGACATGGTGGACGACCTCAAAGCCCGCGATCCGGCCTTTACGGCCATCGTGGAGAGCGACCCAGCCTTTAAGATTCTGGAAGTCTGCGCATACCGCGAAATGCTCATCCGCCAGCGCGTCAACGATGCCGCCCGTGGCGTTATGCTCGCCTACGCAACCGGCAGCGACCTCGACCAACTCGGCGCAATTTTCGGAACAACCCGCAAAGTCCTCGTTCCCGCAGCCCCGACAGCGATCCCGCCGCGTTTGGCCGTCATGGAAACGGACACCGATTACCGTTATCGTGTCACGCTCGCGCTGGAAGGACTCAGCACCGCAGGCCCGGAGGGGAGCTATCTTTACCACGCGCTCAAAGTCGCAGGCGTGAAACACGCGACCATCGTCGGACCTCCTACAGTGTCCCCCGGCAATGTCCTCGTGACCGTCCTCGGCCTCACAGGAAACGGAGCGCCATCGGCAACCGTCATTTCCAATGTCACGCAAGCCCTCAACGCCGAAAGCGTCCGCCCGCTCACGGATGCCGTGACCGTGCAAGGCGCATCGATCCAGAACTACACGATCACCGCGACCATTTTCACTTTCCCCGGCCCTGACTCTTCGGTGGTCATGGCCGAAGCCCAAGCCAGCGCCCAAGCATTCGCCACGCAAAACCACAAAGTCGGTAACGACATCAACCTTTCCGCCATCTTCGCGGCTCTCCATGTGGACGGGGTTCAAAAGGTCAACCTCGCCGCCCCCACGGCCAACATCGTCTGCGACCACACGCAAGCTCCTTTCTGCACCGCGATCAATCTGACATACGGAGGCTTAAGCCAATAAAATGAGCAAGTCAATTTACCAATACCTGTCAGACCAGGACGGAAATTTCTTTTTTTACGGGCAAGCCCCGAACGCTGCGAAAACCACAGACCTCCTGTGGAATATCCTCCGGCAGGAATACAGCTCCGCAGGCGATCTGCTCGACACAAAGGTTGCGATCAAAGTCGCATGGACCAACCGCACAAATGTCGTCTACGGCGACCCCGCCAACGAAGACGAAATCGCTGCGGACATCACACTGCGCGACCTCCTGCCGCCCAACGCCACCAGCCCAGAGCGATCCCTCTCCCTCGCCACCTCCCGCCTCGGCACCATCTCAACGCCCATCCGGTCGCTCTGGAACGCCGACACATGCCCCGAAAACCTCCTCCCGTGGTTAGCCTGGGCCGCATCGGTTGACGAGTGGGATGCCAACTGGACAACGGCAACCAAGCGGAACGTCATTAAAAACAGCGCCGAGATTCACCGCAAAAAAGGCACTGTCGCCGCCATCAAATCCCTTCTCCAATCGTTCGGCATTGCGCTCATCCTCATCGAGTGGTGGCAGACGACGCCAAAAGGCACGCCATACACATTCACGGTCGCGCTCGGCTGGTTGCAAACACCCGAAGCCGTCCAGAACTCGATTGCAAAAGCCATCGCCGCCATCAAGCCGGTTCGATCCTCTTTCGTCATTGCCGCAATAGAAACATTCGTCGGCTCTCTCAACATCGTCGGCGTTTGCAGGACGGCCACATTCGACCGCCTCGATTGCCGAGCCACCTACTAACAAACCATGCCCCTTCAATTCACCATCACAAACGCCGGACGCGCAGCCATAGCTCAGGTCGGAGGAGCCATCGGACCCGTTACGCTCACAAAGATCGCCATCGGCAGCGGCGGATACACGCCAACCGCAACGCAGACCGCACTGCAAACGGAAATTAAACGCCTCGACCCATCCGGGAGCAGCGTGCCAGTGCCGGGAACGATCAGCATCACCGCACAGGACAATTCAGCCGACTCTTACTCCGTCAAAGAAATCGGCCTCTACACGAACAACAACGTCCTTTTTGCCATCTGCGCACAGACGGCCGTCATCATGACAAAAGCGAGCGGATCAGCCGCGCTTTTTGCAATGGATTTTGTGATGACCAATGTGCCCGCCGGAACCGTCACCGTGGGAAATGTGGGCTTCACGTATTCGCAAGCCACAGAGACAGCCATGGGCGTGCTGGGCATCGCCACGACCGCCGAAGCGCAGGCTGGAACGATTGACACCAAAATCATCACGCCGCTCAAGCTGGCACAGGTCACAGCCACAGAATCACGGGCTGGCGTTGTCGCTCTGGCAACAGCAGCCGAGGCGCAAGCACTCGCGCCAAGCACGACAAAGGTTCTAAGCGTAGCGCGACTGCTGGACAGGACGGCAACAACCGCGCGTGCTGGGGTTGTAGTCTTGGCAACCAACGCCGAAACGCAAACAGGGACAGAGGCAAACAAAGCGGTCACGCCAGCATCTTTTGCCAGCGCCGGAACGCTGCTTGTCCCGCCCGGCGCGGTGATGCCATTTGCCATGGCCGTCACTCCATCCGGTTGGCTGGCTGCAAACGGAAATGTGGTCCCTAACGGTATAGGCACCGTTCAAGGTATAACCGCTAATTTTGCCGCTCTCTTTGCGGTGGTCGGAACAACCTATGGCCCGGCTGGAACACTCCCCGACCTGCGCGGCTACTTCGTGCGCGGCAGTGGGACAAATGCGGACGGCACGGCGGCGGGGACTTTTGGAACGAAGCAGGCGGATGCCTTTAAGTCGCACTCTCATCCTTACACTGATAAGTGGGCAAACTTCGGGGCAAAAACCACCGTAGGCGGGGCTAATGAAACAGGCTGGAAATATACTGACGGGTATACAACGGGAAATTTAACAACAACAGCAACAGGTGACCTTACGGAAACCCGCCCCAAAAACATCGCCCTCCTCTACTGCATCAAATTCTAAGGAAGTCCCCGCAGAAGACACCAACACGCGACCACCGCACTCTCTCACCCGCAACCGCAACCCACTAAATCACCATGCCAACTTTTTTACACGGCGTAGAAATCCAAGAAATCACAGGCGGACCACGCCCAATCAAAACCGTTTCATCCAGCGTCATCGGCCTTGTCGGAACAGGCACAGCCCACGCTGATTTCCCGCTGAACACGCCCGTCCTTGTCACCTCCCCTACGGGAGTTTCGACCAAGCTTGGTGCGACCAGCTACCTCGGCAAGGCCATCGAGGCCATTTACAAACAGACTGGCGCGGTTGTCGTGGTAGTGCGCTGCGCAACGCTGGCCGATGTCGCCGGAAGCGCAAGCCTGCTCACAGGCGTTCACGCTCTCCGAAAAGCGCAGGCTGAACTCAATGTCACACCTCGCCTCATCGTGGCAGAAGGCGCTTATGAGACGACAACGGTAGACGACATCAAAGTTGTCGCCTCTGCTCTCCGGGCGGTTGCAATCGCTGGTCTCGTTTCGAGCGTGACCGCAATCGACACCGCCACCGAAGCCTCGGCATGGGTCACAGCAAATGGAAACGACCGCATGTATGCAATATGGCCAGCCGTCAACGGCGGCGAAGACCCAGCTCCGTATGTTGCCGGACTCATGGCCCGCATCGACAACGAGCGTGGCTTCTGGTGGTCTCCATCGAACAACGAAGTTTCCGGTATCGAGAAGATCGACAAGTCGGTTGACTTCGTTCTCGGAGATACCTCCTCACTGGCGAATGTGCTCAACCTCGGAAATGTCGCCACATTCATTCGCAGCGGCGGATTCCGACTCTGGGGCAACCAGACCGGCAGCACGGACATCAAATACCAATTCGTGAATGTCCGCCGCACAGCAGACCTCATTTTCGACTCACTCCAACGCGCCCACCTCTGGGCAGTCGATCGCCTCATCAGCAAGACCTACCTCGAGGATGTCACGGAGTCCGTCAACGCCTACCTCGCCAGCCTTAAAAACCAAGGCGCGATTCTTGGCGGCAAATGCTGGCCCGATCCAGACCTCAACACCCCTGCAAACATTCAAGACGGTAATGTCTTTTTCAACTTTGACTTCACGCCGCCTTACCCAGCCGAGCACATCACATTCCGTGGCGAGCTGACCAACGAATACCTCTCCGAAATCCTTAACTAAAAAAAGACCATGGCAACCGCATCGAAAATCCTCAAAAACTTCAACCTCTATGTGGACGGTCGCGGCTTCGCGGGCGTCTGTGACGAGCTGCAACTCCCGACCCTCGGCCTCGTGGTCGAAGACTTCCGCGCTGGCGGCATGGATTCATCTGTGGCCGTCGAAATGGGACAGGAAAAACTTGAAGCCTCTTTCGTGCTCAGTGGCTACGAGGAAAATGTCCTAAACCTTTGGGGAATCGGCCAAGGCCAAACCGTGCCACTCGTGGCCCGTGGCGCTCTTGAAAGCCTCGATGGCTCAGTGACGCCCGTAGTCGTTTACATGAACGGCACGATTCGATCGATGGAACCCGGCGCGTGGAAGGCTGGCGAAAAATCAACCATCTCTTTCACGATGGACCTTCGCAGCTACAAATACACGCAGGCTGGAAAGACCATCAACGAGATCGACATTCCGAACATGATTCGCATCGTGAACGGAGTAGACCGCCTTGCGGCACAACGCAACGCAATCGGCATTTAAAGCATGGCTGCCAAAAAATCCACCGTGGAAATCGAACTCGATTTTCCAATCAAAATCGAAAGCGTCGAATGCCGACGCCTCACCCTCCGCAGGCCGAAGGTTGGCGATATGCTGGCCGCTGAAGAAGGAAGCAAAGGGCAAAGCGAACAAGAGACAGAGATTCTTGCCTTCGCCAACCTCTGCATGGTCACGCCCTCCGAAATCCGAGACCTCGACCTCGGCGATTACAAGAAGCTCCAGAAGGCATTCTCCGGTTTTTTAGGCTGACGCGAGAGGACGCCATGCGCGGCACTCTCGCTCTGGCCAGCCATACAGGCTGGAGCCTCGCAGAGATCAGCGAAATGACCGCCGAAGAGCTTGTGGACTGGTGCGGGAAACTTCCTAAATAATCATGGCGACCGAGAAAAAATTCAAAGCAACAATCGAGATCGGCGGGGCCGTTGCTGGCTCGCTGAAATCCTCGTTTGCAGCGGTCACGGGCAACACGAAGATTCTTGGATCGGCGCTCTCTAAGCTGACCTCCCAGCAAAAGAAGCTCGAAAGTTTCAACTCATCACAACTGCGAATCGGCGAGACTCAAAAGAAGCTGATGCAGGCGATGAAAGCAGGCGACACCTCTGGCGTGGAGCGCCTGCGCAAATCGCTCGATACGCAACGCCAATCTCTCGCAAAACTTGGCGAGGAACTCAAGAAGGCCAAGATCAACACGAATGACCTGTCCGGCGAAATGGAACGCCTCGGCAGGAAGGCGAACGCGACCAAAAAAGTCATGGAGTCATGGGGCAAGATAAAGCCCATCGGAGACAACTTCAAAACCGTAGCCACCCGCACCGCTGGCGGATTCGTTGCCATCGGCGCAGCAGCAGCAGCGGCAAGTGCCGCCGTGTGGAAACTCGGAACCGGATTCGGAAACTTTGCCGACTCCGCAGCGGAAGGCGCTGCAACCCTCGGGACCGATGCGAATTTCCTTCTCTCCGTGCGCTACGCCGCCAACCAAGTCGGAGCCTCTGCCGAGATGGCCGACAAGGCGCTTTCTGAAATGAACATCCGCCTTGTTGATGCGGGCGAGGACGGCAACAAGACGGGTGAGGCACTCAGCGAGCTTGGTCTAAACATCGGCAAGCTTCAAAAGATGGACACCGCCTCGCAGTTTGCCACGATCTCGCAGGCGTTCAGCAAATACACCGGCAAAGTCAACAAGGCAAAAATAGCAACCGAGATATTCGGCAAGGCAGGGCGCAAAATCCCGAACCTCCTCAACCTGGGCAAGGAAGGGCTGCAAGGCTACGCGCAAGCCGCGCAAGATGCGGGCTACCTGCTCAGTGATTCCGACATGCTCATGGGCGATGCGTTTGATGAGGCCATGGGCCAATTCAATCTCGCCCTTGAAGGCGCTCGCAACACCATCGGGCGCGAAGTCCTTCCAGTCTTGACCGAGCTGATGACCTCACTCGGCTCATTCATCCGCGAAAACGCGCCAAACATCAAAGCAATGGCGCAGGAGTTCGGCGGCTGGCTCAAAACTAACGGCCCGATCATAGGCACACAGATCCGCGATATGGCAAAGAGCCTGGTTGAAATGGGCAAGGCGGCTTGGCCATTCATTGAATCGGTAGGAGGAATCAAGGCCGTGCTTGGCAGCATCGCCGCCGTAGCATTCGCGCCAGCAATCGCCGCAGTTGTCTCGCTTGGCGCATCTATTGTGATTGCTACACCAACCGTCATCTCACTGACAACAAAACTCTGGGGCATGGCCGCAGCCGCAGCAGGCGGGAGCGCAGCCCTCCTGCCAATCATCGGCACGGTTGCCGTGGTAGCCGCTGGCGTTGTCGCCCTCGGATTTGCTGTCAAAGAAGTCTCAGACAACTGGGACACCTACGCATGGGCGATCAACGAAGCGTGGACAGCCACAACTGGATTCATCGCAAAAATGGGAAGCGCAATTGCCGCATGGGTGAACGACACGAATATCGCAATTTCAAACTTTGGCGGCAGCATTTACAACTCAATCGCAGGCGCATTCGACAAACTCACAGGCAAGATCGGCGCGTGGTTCTCATGGGTGCGCGAAAGATTTGTTGGCCTCGGAAGCTCAATCAAAGGCGTCTTCACGGGCGGCGACTCGCCCGCTCCTGTGGACGGCGCACGCGCATCCGGTGGCCCCGTGTCCGCTGGCAAAAGCTACCTCGTCGGAGAGCGCGGCCCCGAAATTTTCTCGCCCTCCTCATCCGGGTCGATCATCCCCAACCACCGCGCAGGCGGCAGCGTGCAGAATGACAACCGCACGATCACCATCAACATCACAGCCAGCCCCGGCATGAACGAGCGAACCCTTGCCGACCTCGTGCTCGCCCGCCTCGATGGACGCCAAGCCGCCCTCGCTGGTGGCGCACTCTACGACTAACCATGGCCAACGATACCATGCTCGCCCTTGGCGCTTTTCGATTCTCGATTTCGACTGCCGCATATCAGCAGTTGGAACGGCAAAGCTCCTACAAGTGGGAAGAGGTCGAACGATTCGGACAAGCGCCGCTGATGCAGTATTGTGGCTACGACTCCGAAACCATCTCCCTGCAAGGAACGATCCTCCCCGAATACAAAGGCGGACTGGGGCAGATGTCGCAAATGCGCGTCCAAGCCTCCCTCGGAATCGCCCTGCCGCTCGTTACTGGGACGGGGAACTATTACGGCCTCTGGGTGGTCGAATCGATCACCGAGGCGCAGGAGGTTTTCTGGAGCAACGGGCAACCCCGCAAAATCAATTTCCAGATCAATCTCAAAAAATACGCCGAGGTCACGCTGAAGATCGGGCCATTCAATGTGTCCGTGTCCGGGCTTCTGGGATCATTACTACGATGAACGTCTACAAAACAAAGCAAGGCGACATGCTGGACGAAATCTGCCATCGGCATTACGGCAGCACCTACGGCCAGCAGGTCGAGACCGTGCTCGAGGTCAACCGCTCGCTTCGCCTGGCTGAACAAGGCCCCTACCTCCCCGCCGGCATCTACATCGTCCTGCCCATCATCGACGCGCCGAAAGCCAAGGAAACGGTCAGCCTCTTTTCGTAGGCCATGAAGCCCGATTTCCGCATCACCGGCACAGGAGGCGACCTAACCAAAACCTACGCCCAACGCCTCGCCTCGCTCACGATCACCGACAACTCGACCGAACAGGCCGATACGGTATCCATCGAACTCTCCAACCACGACGGCAAGCTCCCGATCCCCTCCGAGGGCGAAATCCTGAGCATCGCCATCGGCTACGAGGGCAATACGGTCGACAAAGGCAAATTCGTAATCGATGAAATCAGCCTGTCCGGTTTCCCCGAACGCATGAGTTTATCCGGCAAAGCCGCCCCCTTCGCAGCGGCGGGAGGATTCTCACCCTTCCAAAGCCGAAAAACCCGCAGCTTCGACAACATCACCCTCGGCCAGCTCGTCACCAACATCGCCGCCGAATGCGGCCTCGTTCCCGGCATCGCGCCGCAATACTACACGGTCACAATCCCGCACCTAGATCAAACGAACGAGTCGAACATGAACCTCCTCACGCGCCTCGCTCGCGATTACGAGGCGCTCATGAAACCCACCTTTGGCCGTCTCCTGTTCCTGCCGCGATCCACCGGCGCAAGCATCACCGGCGCGGCCCTACCCGGCCCGACGATCACCAAAGGGGAGGTCGCCAGCTACTCCGGGCAATTTAGCCAGCGCACGAAATACGGCAGCGCCACCACCCGCTGGCACGATCCAGAGACAGGCGAAACAAATTCCTTCAAGCTCGACGGCGAAGGCAGCGGCGCGGACTACGAAGCGCCAAACCTCTACCCCGACGAAACCGCCGCCAAAACCGCCGCCAAATCCTTCCTTAAATCCAGCGAGCGAGGCAGCGAATCGATAACGCTCTCCATGAGCGGACGCCCGGACATCATCGCCGAGGGTTTGATTACATTGAGCGGATTCCCCGACGCCATGAACAAAAGCTGGACCATCAAAACCGTCACGCACTCCCTCAGCCCCTCCGGGTTCACGACCTCCGTGCAGGCCGAAATCAAAGACCTCTCGACCGCAAGCTCCACAGCCGCCACCCCAAACACGACCAGCGCAGCGAACAATCCATCCACCCCAGCAGGCCGAAACATTGAGGCCGTCACTTGGAATCCTGAGACAAATTCGTTTGAGTAAACGCAACAATGACGCAACACCCTTGTAAGTCGTTGATTATTAGGCTATGTTTTCAGATTCGTAATCGATAGGTCACGAGTTCGAATCTCGTCGTCGGCTCCCCTTCTAAAAGCCCGCAGATGCCCATTTTCAAAGGCTCTGCGGGCTTTTCTGTTCTTGTTTGAAATTGCTTGAGATTGTTTTGGAATTGCTTGAAATTGGCAACATGGACGCAACGGACGCAACAGGACGCAACAGGCCGGTGGTGACAATCAGGACTGCCACGGTTCGGGGGGAGCCTCGATTTGTGGTTTTTTCTAAAATTAACGGGGTGTCGAAGCGGGAATTTTTTCGCTCGCAGGTGGAGGCGCGGGTGCATCAGCGGGCGGTGATGGACAAGTTGATGACGCGCGGGACGGATGCTTTCAAGGATGCGGCAGGCATGACGGTTGAAAAGGGGTGGAAGGAGTTTTGTTTGGTTCGAATCCCAAAACTAAAGGAGGGCAATCACGTTCGCCTTCTCAAATGGTGGTGGGGGCATTTCGTCGAGAAATACGGTTCACTGGATTTGAATGGCATCAAGCCCGTTCACATCGATGCTTTTTTAACTCGCCCGGAGTGGAACGGAACCACGGCGAATCAGGGGTTCGTTTACCTGCGCCTTGTATTCAACTGGCTGGTGCGCTACGAACTCGCAGCGGCAAATCCGGTGCTCAAAATCGACGTGCCGAAGGCTGCACCGGAGCATCATTTGCTGACCCTGGCGGAAGTGAAGAAGCTGTTAAGCCTGACGCAGAAAAATGTGAGGCTCCGCGCATGGATCGTGCTGGGTCTTTTCGGGGGGATGCGCATCTCGGAGGTGTGGCGCTGCCGCCCGGAGCATATCGAGCAGACAGAGATTTTCGTGCCGATCCGAAAGTCGACCGACCCAAAACCGCGCCCTCGTTTTGTGCCGATCCTTCCGGCGCTGACACGGAATCTTCCCAAAAAGTGGGATGACTTAGGCGAGGACATCATCAAACGCGAGCGCACGGAGCTGGCGCACGCCATGGGCTGGCAGGAATGGCCGCAGAATTGCCTTAGACACACAGCAGCCTCGATGCACCGGGCTATGTGGCATGACAGCGCAAAGACGGCGTATTTTCTCGGTCACTCATCCCCGGGCATGGTGGAGGATCGCTACGCCAGGGGAGTGAGGCAAAATGAGGCCAAGGCGTTTTGGGCATTGTAAAACGCTAAAAGAAAGCAGGTTAGCCCCCCCCCCACCCGCATTCTTCGTAAGTGGTGAGGTCGTGAATCTCAGCTATCCATTCCCTCGGGAACGGCCCGTCGAACGAGTTGAGGACCCACCAACGGAATGATCTTCTGGTCTGTGTATCTGTGCAATCGCACGCTCTGGGGAGGCGGCTTTTCCCTCTTCGTCCTGCCTCAATTCTTCAATTGCGGTCGCCACGATTTTTGAGAGCGGAAATGTTGCCAGCGGGTTTTTTGACTGCTCGACTTTTTGTTTTTCAATCAAAAAATCGTGAAGCTCGATCGGGATAGAAACGTTCAGCTTTTTGTGAGTTTTTGTTTTCATACCTTCCCACCAGTAACACCGGAAACACCAAGAATCAAATTTTTGTAAAAATTTATTTTCGCCCGCAGAGTCAATGCCCATGCGGATGTCAATAAAAATCTGCGTATGAGGTGATCTCCCCATTTACAGATTTTCATTGATCTATCGGTAGCACCGGAAGTATCGGTAGCACCATGCAAAGCGCATATGTAAAAACAAGCCTGAGTCTGCCAGCCGACCTTTACGAGTGGCTGAAAAAAAAGGCGGAAAAAAACGGGGGCACGCCAATAAGCCGATTGGTTGCTCAAGCCATCAAAACCCAAAAACAAAAGGAGGCCGCGAAATGATCGACGCAACCGAAATGGCGGCACGCCTTGGAATCACCCGCCCTACCCTTCTGCGTTGGGCGACTAACAACCGGGTGCCCGGATTCAAGGTCGGACGCGAATGGAAGTTTGATGAGGCGGATGTTGTCCGCACTTTCAAGGTAACGACTGGGAACATTCTTCAACAGGCAAACAGCCGTGGAAGGGCTGCGTAATGAAATCCCCCCGCCTCTACCTATGCCAGTCGGGCGACATCACCGACACGATCCGCGCCTGCGGGTTCGGGGATGCACGAATCAAGTTTTTTCAAAAGCACGGCGTTCAAGCCGCACATGTCTCTTTCGAAAGATAATTTATGGAACACGAAGTCATAATCAGGAACATTCAATTCGCGTGGGAGTTCATCCGCGCTGTCGGCCCAGCCATTGCGCTGGGGGTGGCAACCTACTGGGTAACTACATGGGGGGAGCGGTCACGATGAGTTTAACCACAGAGGACACAGAGAACACGGAGATGGTGATGGCGAAGATTAAGTGCCCAGTTTCCGTGAGTAACTTTGCAGACATTGCAGAGGTCTTGAGCAAACGCGCCAAAGTGGATGGAAGAACGGCTTTTACGCGCCAAGTCGGGGGATGCCTTGAGATTTATTCGATTCCTGACGCAAAGGGGGCAACGCGATGAGCGCCTTCTGGGTAATCGACAAAGAGTCGCACGGGGAGAGCATTGGGACGAAGACGGTTTTTGGCCCGTTTGAGACAAGGCGACACGCTGAGAGTTTCATCCTTAGCGACTTTGAGGGCTGGTGGAAGTCGAGTGATTTGCCACTCATAGATCGCGATGACAATGCGTGTGGCACTTACTTCATCTTAGAGCAAAAGGCCGAGGTGAGGCCGGTTGGCAAAACACACACCAAATTCTCACTGGTGGAGGTGAAGAAATGAGCGCGACTATGGAATGGATCGATGCCGGTGAGGAAATGCCGGACTCGGACACGGATGTCATTGTTGCCACGGAGGACGGCCACATCGAAGGAGGTTTTCACGACGGGAAGGATTGGCGCTGGGTAAACGCTTCACTCATCGAGATCGATGTCACCCATTGGATGCCGTTTCCAGAGCCTCCACAACCACGGACAAAAAAGGGGAAGAGAAAATGAGCGCCACCCTCGCCATTTCCATTGCCGTGCTGACGCTCGGCTCCTGCTTTGCCTGCTACATGCTGGGCCGCGATAGCTACCGCAACGAACTCCGTGACTTCCAAGAGCGGAGACGCCGATGGGAAGAGTTTGACGACGAATAACAATTTCCTCGCCAGGTCTCATTGAGACCGCAGGGGCAAAGGGGGGCCGCGCATCCCAAAAAACGCGGACCAATTAACTCTGTAACGGACTGCGGCGACCGGAACAGGGACAACACAAAGCCGCAAATCAAAACTAAAATAACATGGCACAGCTAAAAGCACCAGAAACAACAGGCGGGGGGTTCGGCCCTCGCATCACGGAACTCGCACCAAAGGGAACCTACTTGGCCACGATTGTGGACATCGTGGACACCTTTGGCGTGGAGCGCCCAAAATTCGAAGACCCTACGGTGATCGAGAAAGTGGACATCACGATCTTTGTCTTCGGGTTCAAGGGCAAGGACGGGAAGCATTACCTCGTGAAGACCCGCGACATGAAAATCTCGGGGCATGAGAAATCGACCCTCTACAAGTTCCTGCAAAGCCTGACTGGCGAGCCGCCGAAATACGGCTGGGACTACTGCGAGCTTATCGGCTCGGGCGCCCAGATCACGGTCACGCACCAGGAGAGCAAGCGCACGGCGGGGAAATTCTACGCCACCATTGGCGCTCTTTCCCCAGTGATGGAGGAGATGCAGGGGAAAAATCCGAAGCTCTCGGCCTTTGCCCATCTGCTGGACCCTGACAAAGCCTCGCCTGTGGCAGCGCCTAAGACGGCAAGCCCAGACCTCGAAGAGGATGAGGAAGATATGGCAGAGCCGTTCTGATTAACCGGGGGCCGGTGAGCGTTGGCGCGCTCACTGGCTCCCTAACCTCTCGACCTATTTTATGGCTATTTTATCCGACACAAAACAAAAGTCCCAAGGCTCGCATTGGTATACACTGGAGGGAGCGCCTTGTCACCAAGTCCCGAAGGCCAAGGGCGGGGAGCTGCGCAACGCTACCGTCGCGGACGCTCGCAAGCTGGGGCTTTTCCCCTCTGTAACGAATATCTTGGGGGTGATCGCCAAGCCCGGCTTGGACACTTGGAAACTCCAACAGGTGGCGAAGGCTGCATTCAAGACCCCACCGGACGGCAAGGAGAGCGAGGAATATTTCACCGACCGCATCATTGAGTCCGCTTTTGATCAAGTGGTTGATGCTGCGGATTTCGGTTCCCGCATTCATGACGCTCTGGAGAAGGTCTTTGAGGGCGAGAATCCCGATGAGGATTTGCTGCCTTATGTGCAGCCTACCTTGGCGTGGAAGGCTGAGAAGGGGCTGACCTTCACCCACCGAGAGATCACGCTCGTGAATGCCGGCGAGGGCTATGCGGGGCGATGCGATGTCTTGGCCAAGGGAAAACAGGGCCAGCTCGTGATCCTTGATTACAAGACCCGCAAGACGAAGCCCGGCGAGAAGGTGACCACCTACGACGGCCAAGGCATGCAACTCGCGGCCTACGCAGTCGCCCACTGGGGCGAGGCGATGCTGCCGAAGGTGACCGCGGCCAACATCTTCATCTCCACCACGGAGCCGGGGCGCATGGAGGTCTGCAAGCATGAAGACCTGCCAGCGGAATGGGAGGCGTTCAAAGCCGCCTGCGTGCTCTGGCGCAAAACAAAGGGGTTCGACCCAAGGAGGATCGCGCTATGATGACCTGCAAAGAGTGCGGCAACAAAGCCCACCACCGCCAATGGCCAATCCGGTTCGGCGAACTCCTCTGCCCGTCCTGCGGATGCCCAGAACACGGGCGCTGCGAACAACTCGAAGCCCTCGCTGCCGAGGGCGATGAGTGCGCCGTGGCTGATCTTTTTAAGGAGGGGTGTAAATGACCCAACCCAATACTGACCCTGCTTTCCCTACGGAAAATTATACTTGGAAAGACGATAAAGGGGCGTGGCACACCTGTCCGCACTCCGGAATGTCTATGCGTGACTATTTTGCGGGGCAGGCTTTACCAGCTCTAATAAATGCCACTGCATTTTACCAACAAAAAGCTCAAGAAGAAGCGCTTGCTGAATATGCGTATAAATCTTGGAGAGAAATCCATAACGCTTTGGACGCAGATAATTTGCTTGAAGATTACATAAGTTGTTCTTGGGCGGCTTACAAGATAGCGGATGAAATGCTTCGGGCTCGCCAGGAGGAGTCTGAATGACCCTTGCCGTTGATTTCGAGACTGACTGGTCCCGCGATTACACCGTTGCCGACATGGGGGCATGGGCCTACTGCAACGACCCGCGATTCAACGCCTATCTGGTGGCATTCTGTGGTTCAGACGGATGGGAGTGGGTGGGACACCCGGCACAAGCTCCTTGGGCGAAAGCTCGGGAGTATGACCGCTGGTTGTCCCACAATGTGGGGTTTGATGCCGAGGTCTGCCGAGCTTTACGCGTGGAGCCTGCCAAGGTCTGGGACTGCACAGCGGACCTCATGGCCTACCTGCAATACCCTCGCGATCTCAAGGGAGCGTGCAAGGAGGCATTCGGCATCGATGTGGACAAGTCGGTGCGGGATCGCACCGGCGTGGCTGATCTCTTCGCCCCATCGGCAGGCGAGCTAAACGACTACGCATTGCAAGATGCCCGCCTGTGCCTGCGACTCTGGCAGAAGTTTGCCGTGCGCTGGCCGGAGTCGGAGAAGGAACTCTCTCGCCACACCCGTCTAATGGGCGCCCGTGGCATCGGGTTCGATACCTCAGCGGCACGGGAGGCCGTGGCGGGGTTGGGGGTGCAACTCGCGGAGACCGAGCGCACAATCCCCTGGGTGGCTCGCGGCCTCCCCCCAACTTCCCGCAATGAGCTTTTCCTCGAATGTGACCGCCTCGGGCTTCCCCGCCCGACGACCACTGCCGAGAAGAATCCCGCTTGGCAGGCATGGCTCGATGAACACGAGGCCCGGGTGCCTTGGGTGCGGGGGCTGAACCGCTGGCGGAAGCTCAACCGCACCCGTGAGGTGATCGGGGCGATGCTGGTGCGCACTGACCGCCAACGCCGTTTGCACTACGGCCTGCGCTACTACGGCGCGGCCATCACCGGCCGGTGGAGCGGAGCCGATGGGCTGAACCTCCAAAACCTTAACTCCAAGGACACCGAAGGCGGGATCGACCTGCGGGCGCTCCTCGTGCCAGCGCCGGGCAATGTTTTTGTGGTCTCCGACCTCTCACAGATCGAACCCCGCTGCATGGCAGTGATCTCGGGCGATGAGGACATGCTGACCTTTCTGCGCTCTGGCGCTGACCTCTACGAAGCCCACGCCAGGGCAACGATGGGATACTCAGACCCGCGCCCGCTGAAGGAAGTGGACAAGGGCATGCGGGCGCTCGCCAAGGCCCGCACCCTCGGGCTGGGCTACTCGTGCGGGGCAGAGAAATTCGTCGCAGTGGCCAAGATCATGGCCGGTCTGGACATTTCCCCAGAAGATTCCGAGCGGATCGTGGCAGAATTCCGCGCCACAAACCCCAAAATCACAAGCCTCTGGGAGCGGATGCAACGGGCATTTCGACAGGCAAAGGGCAAGGTGTGGGTGGTGAAGACCGAAGCCGGGCGGGCGATGCGGTATTTCAACCCCGCAGATGGCCAAGCCTCCGCCGTAAAAGCCAAGCCACCAACGAAATTCTACGGCGGCAAGCTGGTGGAAAACCTCATCCAAGCCACCGCCCGCGATGTCATGGCGGGCATGGTCCTTCAGATCGAGGCGGCAGGCTACCCCGTCGTGCTCCATGTCCACGATGAGATCGTGGCAGAAGTTCCGATTGATACCGCTGCCGAGGCCATGGAGGAAATCCGCCGAATCATGTCCACCCCGCCGGCATGGATGCCCACCCTGCCCGTCGAGTGCGAGGCGCATCTCATGGAGGTCTATGGGAAATAATGTGGATACTACCAAAGAATTTACAGCTATCGAGTGGTGCGCCGGATACGGCGGGATTCATCTCGGACTTAAACGAGCAATCCCAAATCTGCGCGTCATCGCTTATGGTGAGATCGAAGGCTTCGCCTGCGCGAACTTGGTTGCAAAAATGGAAGCGGGACTCTTGGACCCAGCACCTCTCTGGACGGATATTAAGACCTTCCCATGCGAGGACTTTCGTGACCGAGTGGACCTCCTTGTGGCCGGTTACCCCTGCCAGCCATTTTCCGCAGCCGGGAAGCGACTCGGAGCAGAAGACCCTCGCCACCTCTGGCCACACATCGCCAGATCAATACGAGTTATTCGACCTCGACTATGCTTCTTTGAGAATGTCGAAGGACATATCTCCCTCGGCCTCCGAGAAGTCATTGGAGAGCTGGAATCAATCGGTTACAAAGCGGCGTGGGGAATATTCAGCGCGAGTGAAGTCGGCGCTCCGCACCAGCGGAAGCGGGTGTTCATCTTGGCCTACGATCAGAGCCAGCGAATACAAGGACACTGGGCCGATTGGCTCCAAGAGTCACGACCACATGCTGGGCAAGGGCTACCTCTGCGCGGTGGTGACGCAGGATGCGGCGAATTGGCCGACGCCGACAACTGCAGAGGCGGGGAAAATTGGAAATCAACCGAACTTTGGTCAGTTGGGCTTGAGCAATCACCCAGCAATTGTGGGGGGAATAGATCGCCCCAAGGGAGAAAAGTCACGATATGGCCAAGCCGCCCCGGCGAACCCCAGCACGGATGGGAGCCGCCAAGGGTTGTGGTTGACGCCAAGAGCCAACGAGCCGGACTCAGACAGCAACTTTGTGGCGAGGAATGCGGACAGGGGCGAGCATTGCCATCCGAGCCTGAGCCAACAGGCGAAAAGTATGTGGCCAACGATAACCGCCCACACGCCGGATATGGAGAGCAGCGGCCCGAACGGGAACGCAGGGACTTATCTGGCGGGGCAGGTGAAGGCGTGGGCAACGCCGAGAGTGGGTGGCGAGGAGAAAGCAGAAACGAGGTTAGCGCGAGGCAAGGACATTGGACTGCACGGCCAAGTCGGAGCGATGAAGAACACAGCCAAGCTCAACCCCCGCTGGGTCGAGACGCTTATGGGCCGGCCGGTGGGCTGGGTTATGCCGAGCTGCAAGTCTCCTGTGACAATCGAACGGACGAACTGCGACTCCTCGGCAACGGAGTCGTGCCTGCCACCGCAGAGCGAGCATTCCGAACTCTTTGGGAGGGAATCATAAAATGAACGACGCCCTCGCTACAAATCTCCGCGCATGGCTCCGCAAAAAGGAGGCCGCTACCATGTCCCTGCACAAGGCGATTTTCAAGATCGCCATCCTGTCCAAGGAGGCCGGACTACCCGCAGAACAAGCAGAACTCCTTTGCAAAGCCTACGCCGCCGGAAAGATGGCTCGACGGGCGCCTGAGCGTGAGATTCGTTCCGCCGTGGCCTGCGCCTACTCGGGAGAGGTCAAGCCGCAAGGCCCGCGCTTCCCCGCCGCCATGCCGGAACTCATGGCCGAGGTGGATGCCTACCCAGTGCCGGTCCCATACCCGCCCTACCCGCACAGCTCGCCCGAGGATTTCCTCGATAGGATGTTCCCCGGTGACCCTCTCCTGTGCATTGGCGCAACGGCCTTTGCCATGGATACCCGCCCGCTTTCCCAGTGGCGCGGACTCTTGGCAGGCATGCAGTTTCTCGTGCCATCCCCCATGACCTCGCCCACCGGCCCGCGCAAGGAAGATGGCGCCGAGTCCTTCCATGCTGAGAGCAACACGGGCGAACGGGCCTACCTCGTCACAGAATTCGACCACGCAGGCAAACCCCAGCAGATGGCCAGAATCCGCGCCCTTGAGGCCCGTGGCACCCACAAGCTGGCGCTCATCGTCGATAGTGCCGGTAAGAGCCTGCACGCCTATTGGAAAACCTCGGGCGATGCCCACGCCGATTTCATCTTTTTTTCACACGCAACAAAACTCGGGGCAGACGACCGCCTCTGGCTACGCAGCCAGTTCGCACGCCTCCCAGCCGGTCAACGCGATGGCCGCAAACAAGAAGTCCTTTTATGGCAACCCTAAAACAACACGACCACATGGATGGCAAACGCAGAGCGGGCGCGATGCTCGAGGAACTGCTTGCCGCAAAGAAACCCTCAACCTCGCAAGAGACACCGGAGGAACCCGCCGCTACCCCGCTGCCGCCCTTTGAGTTTTTCGACGATATCCTGGCTAACATGCCGGACGAGCCGCCGCTTCTCGTAGGGGGCAATGACCCGTCAGACCTCCGAAAAAACGCTCTCATTCACAAGGGCGACAAGGTGATGCTCGGGGCAGAATCCAAGGCGGGCAAAACATGGTGGATGATGCAACAAGCCCTGTGCATCTCTGCGGGAATCCCGTTCCTCGGGCATCAGACCGTGCAGGGCGTGGTGCTCTACTGCAACTTCGAGCTTCGCCCGTGGGCCTTCGCTCGTAGGGTGAAGCAAATCAGCCAAGCCCTCGGCCTCGTCGACGGCGCCGGACGGGCCAAGGTGCCACCGCTCTTCATCGGCTGGAACCTTCGCGGCAAGTGCTACGACATCGAGCGCATCTGCGAAGTCGCCGAGGAGAGGTTCCGCAAGATGCCGGGCATGAAGCTCGCGGGAATCGTGGTGGACCCCCTCTACAAATCCTACGGCGGCAAGGAAGAAAACAGCGCCACGGACATGGCCGCCGTGCTCGAAAGCATGGAGCGATTCGCCGAAAACCTCCATGCGGCGATCTTCATCTCCTCCCACTTTGCCAAGGGAGACTCCGCAGGCAAGGCCCAGATCGACCGCATATCCGGCAGCGGTGTCATCGCCCGTGACCCCGACAGCATCATGACGCTCTCGAAGATCAAGGACGAAAAGAACCTCTACACCTTCGAGGCCACACTTCGCAACATGGCCAGCCCGGAGCCTCGTGTGGTGGAGTTTGATTTCCCCATCTGGAAACCGAGAGACGACATCAAAGCGGGCGGAAAATCCTACGATCTCACCGAAATGGTGGCGCTCTTACCAGTGGATGGCTTCAGCTCAAACCAATGGTTCGAGGCAGCAAGTGAACAGGGGCTTTGCGGCAAGAAATCCAACTGGTCGAACCTCACAAATTCCGCCCTGAGCAAGGGTCTTGTAACGGTAAAAAACGGACCCAGAAACAGTCAAATTTTCGTGAAAGCCTCGGGAACCAGTCAAAACCAATGATGACGAAACATTTACCCGCTAAAACGCGACCAGTTCCCCCACCTATAGGGAAAGGAACTACTCAAAACCGATGCGACCAGTCAGTTCCCAGGGGTGCTACGCACCACCCCCTGGGTAACCTGAGAACTGTCAGTCCGCTTTTCATCGCTGCCACATTATGACCGCGCTGGAAATCAAACATCCTTGGCAAGAACTCCAACGCGCACAAGGCGAGCAAGTGACCAAAGTCAACCCCCTCGAACTCGGCCGTCCTTTCAGCTTCACCGACGAGCAACGCATCGCGCTGCAACCCTATTTGACCCACGCAGGAAAAGGAGGCGCCGTGCTGATCATGGCAACCTATTCAGCCTTTGAAAACTGGCTTACGGCCCGCCCCCTCGCAGTAAACGCGCAACAACGCAAATCCCTCTCCGCTTCACTCACCAAACTCAAAAAACAAAAACTATGAAACTCCACATCGGCATCGACCCCGGCCTGTCCGGCGGCATCGCATTCATCCCAGACAACGGAACCCCATGGGCGCACAAAATGCCCGAGACAGACAAGGATCTCATGGAGCTATTTCGAGACTCTATCAACATTGCCACCCCCAAGGCCCTCATCGAGCTGGTGCATTCCAGCCCGCAGATGGGCGTAAAAAGTGCTTTCACTTTTGGCGAAGGCTACGGGCGGTTGCAAATGGCGCTGACCGCCTTGGGGATCCCTTACGAGCGCATTCGCCCAGCCGCTTGGCAAAAAGCGATTGGATGCCTCACCAAAGGCGACAAAAATGTGAGCAAACGCAAGGCGCAGGAGCTTTTCCCTGACCTCAAAATCACCCACGCCATCGCTGACGCTCTACTAATCGCAGAATACAACCGGAGGACGGCCAAGTGAAAGAAATCCTCGAAGAAAACAACCGCCTTAAAGCCGAAGTGGATCGCCTCATCAGCGACAACATGGAGCTGACTGCTGTCATCCGGTCGCTGCGCAGGAATGCCCGGGAAGATAATGAAAGGCTGGAAATCGTAAGCCATGAGCTATGGCTCTGTAAATACGGCAAATATGAGAAGGAGGGCGCGAAATGAGCGACACGCCTGAGACGGATGACCAGCCAATCATCTATGCACTAAATGAGCATGGATACCAAGTTCCGTGCGTTGATTTGGAATTCGCTCGCAAGCTGGAACGCGAACGCGACGAGGCGAGGGAAGCAATCCCAGCTGGCGAATGGGTAGAATATGCGCATTACAAAAAAGTCCATGACGCTTCCAGTCGGTTGTTGGTTGCTATCAATAAGCAACTGCCAATCGGCTGTTTTACATTGGTAAGCAGCGAATACTACAAACTTCAAAACGCGATTTACGACAGGGAGGAGGCAAAATGACGGCTAAAGAAGTGGGCTTTGATGGCGAGGCAAATATCTTCACCCCGACTCACTTTTCGGATTTAGCCCACCAGCGTTTAACCATTCGGTTTTTAAAAGGAAGAACTGAGCACCTAAGCAGGGCGAAAGAAATGCCTAATCATTTCTTTTGGAATAGAGAGACGGAAACTTTCTACTACATCAACCCCGAAAAAAGGTTGTTTCGCGTCGAGTTTGTTGAGGAGGCCGCGAAATGAGCGAGGACGCAATGACATCCTGCCTCCAACGCATCGCCACCGGTGACCAAGACGCGATGACCGAGTTGTTCGCGCTCACCCAGCCAGACATAACGCGCATCATTGCATCCATCGTCCCGGCTGACGATGCCGGCGACATCTTTCAGACCGCCATGCTCAAGGTATGGCAAAAGGCCGAAACATTCCGCGCCGGGTCGCCCGTCATGCCCTGGCTTATCGGGATCGCTCGCCGAGCTGCCTTCGACCTCCTGCGCACTCGGAGGCGTCGTGTCGCCCTATTTGAAAAAAATAACGACTCGGAAGGCTCTCCCGTGCCGTCATTAAAGGAAGACCGGCGCGAAATCCGCCAACACTTGGACAACCTGCCAGAAATGCAAAGGAAAATCATCCGCCTGAGCTTTTTCAAAAGCCTTCCTCTCAAAGACATCGCCGCACTGGAAGGAATCTCACTTTTCACCGCCCGCACTCTTCGCCGCAAGGCACTTAACACGCTGAAAGAAAGCCTGAACCTTGAAAATCTCCTCGCTTAAATACAAAGACGGAACCGCACACCACGCAGCCCGTGGTTATGTCGTGCTCTGGGCAACGCTCATGGCACACGCCAAGCCAAACCATCGCGGCTCCATCGCTGAGATCAGCCGCGAAATGATGGAAGCCATCGATTTCGATGAGCAACGCCAGGACAAAGGGGAGGCGCATGAACTCTGAAATCCCACTGCCGCCCACGGCGCAAGTCGTTGCCGATGTCATCGGACGCGAGGCCACACTGGCCCTTGCCATGTCCTGCCTGTATCGCTGCCTTTATGTGCCAAAGGGAAAGCTGGCACCTGACAGCTATCTCGTGCGCACAATCGGAGAGGAGAAAGCAAAGCTCATGCAAAGAGAGTTCTGCGGGATGCTCTTACCTCTGGCAACCTGCCACCACATCGCCGTCTTTGAACGCCAACAACGCATCCGCGCTGCCGTGGCAGAAGGAAAGACACACGCGCAAGTCGCAGTCGCGTATGGCCTCACGGTCAAATGGGTGCGCAACCTATGCGCTCGCAAGCCAGACGAGTATCGCTACCCACTCAAAGCCTACGACCAGCCACCAGCCAACTTAGGGGGGGTATTAGTTACTCCTGAGGGGGTTAGGGAGCGGGTGCTAGGAAACTCGCAGAGTTTGGTTAGAGATTGACCAAAAAACCGCAGTTCGTTTCGCAACTCACTTGTAACCAAACATTCAATGAAACAACCCACAAAATCCAAGCCTGAGACTCTGCTTGTGAGCGCCTCGGTGCTTGCCGCCGCGCTCGGTGGCGTGACCCCTCGATATGTCCAGCAACTCGAAAAGAAAGGCATCGTAAAAAAAACCGCTCGCGGAGTTTACGATCTTTGCGCCTCCACTGCCGGATACATCGAATGGCAGAAAAGCCAAGAGAATGAATCGGAGGATTCTTTCAAAGCCCAGCGCACTCGCGTCTACCGCGCCCGCGCCGAAATCCTCGAAGCGCAATCGATGGCCATGCGCGGCGAACTCCATGACGCATCCTGCATTGCCGAGGTGATGGGCGAGGGGCTGGCCAACATCCGGGCGAAGCTCTTGGCAATCCCGACCACGGCAGGCCCTCGCGTGGCAGACGAGACAGACCCGAACAAATGCGCGGCCCTCATCGAGACATTACTCCATGAGGCAATGGCGGAATGCTCGAAATACAACGGGCGGGAGATTCTGAACCGCTACCTCAAGCGGAGTGAAGCGAAACCGGAAGAGGAAGAGACCGGCGAAGGCTGGGAGACATGACACCCGAACAACTCGACCGCGCCAGCGACCTCATCGCGGCATGGTCGGCAATCATTTCACCCCCTCCAAAGTGGACGATTTCCGAGTGGGCAGACCACCGGCGCAAACTCTCCGGGGAGGCGGCGGCGGAGAAAGGGCAGTGGCGAACGAACCGAGCGGAATACCAGCGAGGGATCATGGACGCCGTTGCCGATCCGACGATTGAGCAAGTCGTCGTGATGTCATCGGCACAGGTCGGAAAAACGGAAATCCTTCTGAACTGCATCGGATACTTCGTGGACTTCGACCCCTCACCCCTCATGCTCGTGCAGCCGGACGAGGCCATGGCAGAGACATTTTCCAAGGATCGCCTCGCGCCGATGTTTCGGGACTCACCAAGCCTCCGCTCGAAAGTGCGACCGGCCAAGACCCGCGACTCTGGAAACACGATCCTGCATAAAAGATTCCCCGGAGGGCATGTCACGCTTGTCGGAGCCAACGCCCCCAGCGGCCTCGCCTCTCGCCCGATCCGCGTCTTGCTCCTCGACGAGGTGGACCGCTACCCCGCCAGCGCCGGAACCGAGGGCGATCCGGTGAACCTCGCCATCGCCCGAACAAAAAACTTCTGGAACCGGCGCGTCGTCATGGTCTCGACCCCGACCGTGAAGGGCCTCTCCCGCATCGAGCGTGCTTTCGAGATTTCCGATCAACGGCATTTCCTCGTGCCGTGTCCCCATTGCCAACACGAGCACCCGCTTCGGTGGGGCAATGTCGTTTGGCAGGACGGACGACGCGACCTTGCAACCCTGCGTTGTCCCGCCTGCAACGGAACGATCACCAACGCGCAGAAAAACCAAGCCGTTGCCCGTGGTCGGTGGCAGGCCAGCGCAGGGCCAAGCAAGATCGCAGGCTTTCACCTCAACGAACTTTATTCTCCGTGGCGAAGCATCGCAGACATCGCCATCGAGCACGGGCGGGCGAAAGACGATCCCTCAACCTTGCAAGTCTGGATCAATACCAGCCTCGGCGAAACATGGGAAGAAGGCGGCGAGCGCATCAGCGAGCATGCCCTCATCGAACGGTGCGAACCCTACCCGCAGGCGGATGTCCCCGCCCGTGGGTTGATCCTCACGGCAGGCGTGGACACCCAGCAAGACCGCCTCGAGGTTGAGGTGGTCGCATGGGCAGGCGGCGAAGAAAGCTGGAGCGTGGCTTACCATGTCATCCTCGGAGACCCCGACATTCCCGAAGGAACGGCAGGAAGCCCGTGGACGCACCTCACCGACTACCTCCGCAAGCGGTGGACATCCGAGGCAGGCGGCGAAATGGTTATCGAAACGACCTGCATCGATACCGGCGGCAGCAACACCCAAGCCGTTTACGGCTATGTGAAACGCCACAAGGGCGACCGAGTTTACGGCGTGAAAGGCCAAGGCGGACCCGGCCTGCCCATCGTCGGCAACCCCGCCCGCCGCAGAGCAGGGAAAAAAACCACACGCCCCATCGATGTTTATATCGTCGGAGTCGATTCCGCGAAGAGCATCGTTTACAAGCGACTCCGCATCACCGAACCCGGCTCTGGGTATTGCCACTTCCCGCAAGGACGCAGCGCCGAGTATTTCCGTGGACTCACCGCAGAGAAGGCCGTGACGAAATTCGTAAAAGGATTCCCCCGGATGGAGTGGCACAAAACATCCGGCGCACGGAACGAACCGCTCGATTGCCGGGTTTACGCATTCGCCGCGCTCGTGCTACGCGCCCCGCAGTTTGACAAGCTCGCCCTCCGTAGGCGGCAAACCATGCCGGCACCCAAGCCCGCCGAGGCCGAGCCGCCCCCTCCGGTGGAACTCCCCGCAGAAGACACCCCCCCACCTCACGAAGACACTGCCGGAAAACGCAGGCGCACCCAGCGCCGTGGCAGCTTCGTGAATTCATGGTGACAATTACGGCAGGCGAAACATTCGAGGTTACGGTATCGGCAGACCCCGCCGCGACCGTCCTTGTGCAATTCGCTGGCATGCAGTCGCGCAATGTCGCCGCCACCGGCACGGCAGGAACCTTCACCGCCGCCGCGAATACGAGCGGCTGGATTCCTGGACACTACATCTGGGAAGCGTGGGCAACGGTCGCCGCGCACCGCGCCCTCGTGGGAACCGGCGACCTCCTCATCCGCGAATCCGCAGCCACCCTCGCACCCGGTGCCGAGGTTCGCACGCAAGCCCGCATCGCCGTGGCGCACATCCAAGCCATGCTCGCAGGAGGCGCAACACTGGAGGCGAAACGCTACAAGATCAACAACCGCGAACTGGAGCGGCACAGCATCGCGGAACTTTTACAACTCCTCTCTTTCTGGCGGCGTGAGCTATCCCGCGAATCCCGACTCTCATCCGGCATCATGTCCATCGGGCAATCGATTTCCGTTCGCATCTAACCATGGGCCTCTTCGATCTATTTTCCCGCACCGCCACCACGAAGACGCCCGCGCCAAGCCGCGCCGACCAGCCTCGCCTCTGGTCGGCGCGGTCAATTTTAAGCGACACCATCGGCAGCTTCGCCACCGCAGGCATGCCACAAGCCGCCGGTGCAGGCCGTCTGGAATCCACATGGGCAGGGACACCGACCACGATTGACGCATGGATTTTCCAATACTGGAGCCGCATCGTCGCCCGCTCACGTGAGCAGGCCGAGAACAACGATCATCTCAAAAAGTTTTTGCAAATGGCCCGCGATAACATCGCAGGCCCGACAGGCTTCACATTCAACGCGCAGATCCGCGACCCGTCTGGAACGATGGACACCGTAGCCAGCAGCGCCATCGAGGACGCCTTTGCCGATTGGAGCAAGCGCGGAAACTACGACATCACTGGGCAACTCTCTCGCGCCGATGGCGAACGGCTCGCAGTGACCACCGCCGCGATGGATGGCGAGGTCATATGCATTAAGAAATATGGCGAAGACCTCAACAAGTGGGGCTTTGCCGTGCAGTTCATCGACCCCGTTTTGCTCAACCCCACGAAATGGGAAAAGCTGAACAACGGCAATGTGATTCGACACGGAATCGAGTTTAACCCGAACGGTCGCCCGGTCGCCTACCATTTCCGCAACTACGACGAAATGATGATGGGCTATGTGAACCACAACGGCGAGAGCTTCCAGCGAGTTCCCGCCGATCAGGTCATCCATCGTTTCCTGCCTGAGCGAGTCGGCCAAAAGCGAGGCCTCCCGTGGGCACGCACAGCCCTCTGGAGGATGCGAATGCTCGCAGGCTTCGAGGATGCCGCCGTTGTCAACGCCCGTGTGTCCGCCAGCAAGATGGGCTTTTTCCGAAACCTCGATGGCGACAGCGACGACATACTTGAAATGGACGCCGAGCCGGGCAAGTTTGAGGACATCGGGAACAGGGAATTTATTCCCTATACTCCGCAATTCCCAGACCAAGCATTCGACCCCTTTTGCAAAGCCATGCTTCGCTCGATTTCATCCGGCCTCGGCGTGTCTTACAACAACCTCGCCAGCGACCTCACGAGCGTCAATTTCTCATCGATCCGCCAAGGCGCACTCGACGAGCGCGAAGTGTGGAAGGGCCTGCAAGAATGGCTCATCTCCGGCTTCGTCATGCCAATATACGAGGCATGGCTTGAGCGTTCCTTGCTCGCCAACAAAATCCTGATTGCTGGCAAGCCGCTCAAATTCGACCGCCTCGAAAAATACAAGCAAGTAGCCTTCACCGGACGCCGCTGGGCATGGATCGACCCGTCCGCAGAAATGGCCGCAAACGAAAAAGCCATCTCGCAAAAACTCAAATCCCGCAGCGAGATCATCCGCGAGACCAGCAACCGCGACCCCGAAGATGTCTGGAGCGAGATCGAGCGTGAGGAAGTGGAGCTTAAAAAACGCGGCATCGTCCCGCTCATTCCAGCAGGCGCAGCCGCCCCCGTGGCACAGCCCGAACCACAGCCATGAGCCAGCCTTTCGACATCAACATTGCCGCAGGCGAGTCGTTCTTTTTCGAGGTCACGCTAAAAGACTCCACAGCGTCAAACGCGCTGCCAGTCAACCTCACAGATTTCACAGCATCCGGCCAACTCCGCGAGGACTGGGACAAACCACTCTTGGCTGAGTTCGCAGTCACCTTCCCGCTGCCACGCACCAGCGGCAAGGTTCGCGTAGTTCTCACAGACGAGCAGACCCGCGCCCTGCCAGTGAGCCGCGCTCGATACGACATTTTCATAACCGACCCATACGGCAACAGCCGGAAACTCCTCGAAGGCATCGCCACCATAAGCCGCTCCATCACCAGATAAAACCATGGCCTCCGTTGACATCACCCTCGTTCCAAACACGCAAGTTGTAGTTACACCCGGCATTGCCATGCCAATAGGCGCAGGAGCGCAAGGCCCCGCCGGAACGGTAGCAATCGGAAGCGTATCGGCGCTCACAACCGGATCAGCCCCGACCGTTGTCAATGTCGGAAGCCCTACGAATGCCGTGCTCAATTTTGGCATCCCTCTCGGAGCGCAAGGCCCCGGCGGAACGATAGCCGTTGGCGCAGTGCAAACGCTTGCAGGTGACCAAAACGCATCGGTCACAAATATCGGCACGCCACAAAATGCCGTTTTGAATTTTGCCCTCCCTCGCGGCCTCTCCTCGACCGTCTCCGTCGGCACGGTCTTCATGCTTGCCGCTGGAGCCACGCCAACAATCACCAATGTCGGCACGCAGGAAAACGCCGTTCTCAATTTCGGCATACCCGCACCAGCCCCCGGCCCGAAGGGCGATGCAGGCGAGCGAGGCCCCGCCTTTGTGTATGGATCGATTTCGTTTCTGTCGGATGTCTCCGACGATCACCTCACCCACTGGATCGGACGCGCCTCCGCAGGCACCGGCACGGATCAACCGGCATGGACAATCACACGCAGCGTATTTAATCGAAGCGGCGAACTCATCAGCCGAGGCGTAGCAGTCGCCGCAAAATGGGACTTGCGCGAAACAGCCACCTACATCGCCGGAGTCGTCTCCACCAGCGAGATCGACGCCGGATATTTCTAAAAAAACTACTCATCCCCCGCAGTCATTTTGACCGGCGCAAGTGGGGGAGGCGTGCTGTGCCTCCCTTAAACCGCTCACCACCTCTACGCCGTTCACTCCCCCTCCGTGCTCTCTGTGTGCTCTGTGGTCAATCCAGCACGGAACGCCCCGCAGAAGACACGATTTTTTCGAGCGGCAAAATAACGCCCGTCCACCACGGACACCGCAACCACCAACCACCACACAAAAAAATCATGTCTGTCCCAATTCGCATTCGCCGCCGTCAATCCGGTTCCGCCGGAGCACCCGGAGTTCTCAAATCAGCCGAACTCGCATTCAACGAAGTTGATGGAATCCTTTACTACGGTAAAGGTGCCGACGCATCCGGCAACGCCACACAAATCGTTGGCATCGGCGGCAACGCCTCCAGCAGCTACGCAGACGGCATCGTCGCGACAGAGCGTGACGCCCGCATCGCCGCTGACAACACCCTCACCACAAACCTCGCCAGTGAGGTAACACGTGCGCAGGGCTCAGAAAGCACGATTTCCACGAACCTCGCAAACGAGATCACCCGTGCGCAGAACGCCGAATCAGCTCTCGGGACTCGCATCGATAATGTGTTGAGCAATGTTACTCCCGGCTCGCTGGATTCGCTGTCGGAAGTTGTCACAGCTTTCCAAGCCGCAGACTCCTCGCTCAACGGAGCAATCAGCAGCCTTGCATCCAGCGCCTCCACCGGCCTCACAAATGAGGTCAACCGCGCCACCGCAGCGGAAGCCGCCCTCGCTTCGGACATCTCCGACATCGAGACAGCAGCATCGGCTCTCACCAGCCGGGTCACCAGCGCAGAGGGAAGCATCACCGCAAACGCTTCCGCGATCAGCGCCGAGTCCACAGCCCGCGCAGCCGCGATCAGCGCAGAGACCAGCGCCCGCCAATCCGCTATCAGCTCAGAAGCAAGCACACGCCTCTCAGCCGACAACGCACTAAGCGCCCGCATCCTCGTTCTCGAGACCGAGATCGACGGCGGCAGCTTCTAAAGCAAACGGCCCACAGGGCCGGTCAACCTCGTGTCCATACATGACGACCGGCCTTTCAAATCCTTCCGAGTCCATACTCATGCCAGTTCCGATAAAACCTAAAAAAACCGTCGTGCCGGGTCGCATCCCCAGCACGGCGGATTTATCGCTTGGCGAGGTCTGCATTAACTACGCCGACCGCAAAATTTTTGGACGCCATCCTCAGTCGGGAAGCGTCATCCAACTCACCACCCCCCCGCGCAACGAAATCCCCGCCATCCTCGTCCATGCCGTGGACGGAGCAAACCTCTACATCGGTCGCCTTGAGTGGGAAGACTACCCCGCCACAGGCGAACCAGACGACTCCCCCGCCTGGACAATTTACAAAATCACAACCGACTCTGCCGGCAATGTTCTTAGCGAACAATCCGCCACCGGCGCGTGGTCTTCCAAAGAATCTCTAACCTACTCATAAATGAAAGCTACCAACCCAATCGAAATCAACGGCAAATCATTTGACCGTTACAGCCTCAACCTCGCCATCAACGGCAAATACAACGCTGACGGCACGCCGGATGCGTCCATCGCCGCCCGTTTCATACCAACGCGTCTGGTCGAAAACGGCGAGCCAGAGCAGGCGCAAGAGCAGTCTGTCAACATTGCCCTCGGCTCCCTCTCCGGCTCCGACGAACCCACACTCACCGCCGTCGCTGAAATCTCGGCGGCACTTCAAAAATTCATCCTCTCGAAAGGACTCTAATCATGGCTAACCGATTTGCCGTTGCCTCTGGCAACTTTAACGACACCGCTACATGGTCAACGACTGCGGCAGGCTCGCCCGGAGCATCTGTCCCGGTCGTTGGCGACAATGCTATTGCTAATGGGCGAACAATAACAATAACTGCATCCGCAGCTTGCGATAATGTCACTAATGGCTCTTCGTTTGGCGGCACTGCGGGAGGTCGGTTCGACCTATCTAACGGAGTCACACTAACAGCTTCGGTCATTGGCGGATTCCAATCCAGCAATACATACGGAGCAGTCAACCTGACAACGACATCATCCGCATCAGTTGTTGCCACATCTTTGACAAGCAGTGCCGTCACCGCGCCTGCTATTTATTTAAATACCAGTGGCACACTAACTTTAACAGCAAACTCAATAACTGGCGGAGCCGCTTCGCCAGGATCATCCACTATTTTCATTCAAAGCGGAACATTGTCAGCTCAAGCAAACTCTGTCATTGGAGGAAGATCTGCGTCTGGAAATAGTGACGCAATTCGCAGCATTGGAGGCGGCACGGTTGTGTTGAACTGCCCGTCTATAACTGGTGGTGAAAATAACGGAGGTGGCACAGCCTACGGCATTGCGAGCATCTCGACAGGTAGCGTTACGGTAAACGGGAATGTATTTGCAGGCATTGCTTTTGCCGGAGTTTTTGCAAGCACTGGCACAACAATCATCAATGGAAATGTCAATGCCGTAAATGGAGTGAACGGAGTTATTTCGTCAGCGACCGTGCAAGTGTCTGGAAGTTTTTACTATTCAGCAAACGGAACAATTCCAATAAGCGCGCCTCGCCTAATTCTTGGAACACTCCCAGTCGCCAGTTTAACGCGCTATGCCTTGAGTGGAGCGGGCACATTTTACGATTTCTATACGGCCGACAATTCCACTGCACTGAACCAAGCCGCGCCGACCGATGTCCGAAGCGGCGTGGCATACGGTATCGGCAACTCGCAGACAGGACGCCTCACCGTCCCCGCTCGCGGCTCAGTCGCGCTCTCGGTCAACTACGGCCCGTCGATGCCATTTACGGCAACCCGCAGCGGCACGACCGCCACGGCCACACTGGCATACAGCTACCCATTGGTAGTCGGCGACCAAATTACGATTACAGGCGCATCAAATACCGAGTGGAATAGCACATACACCATTGCGTCAGTCGTCTCCGGCACATCAGTAACATTCATTGTCCCTGCCACTCACAGCGCCACAGCAGGCACAGGCGCAACGATGCAGACAACCGGCACCGCTGTCCTCGATCCCGCTGCCGTGGCATCGGCAGTGTGGGGCGCGGCAACGCGCACGCTCACCAGCGCCAGCGGTCCAACCGCAGCAGATAATGCGACAGCGGTATGGGCCGCAGCATCGCGAACGCTTACAGCGGCAGACAAGACCGGCTATTCACTCACCAGCGCCGAGCGCACAGCCATTGCAACCGCAGTCGAGTCTTCCATCCTCAACGAAGCAGACGGCCAACAAATACTCAACGCAATCGTCGGCGCAATTGGAAACAGCAATGTGGATCAAGTCGCTCTTGTAGCCGCGATCCGCAGCGACCTTGAGCGAGCAGGAGGACGCCTCGTTAATTTGGACGCCACCGTATCAAGTCGTCTTGCACCAAGTGGAACGCTGGCTACAGTCACGACATTGACCAACGCGCCAACGGTTCCAACCGCCGCCGCCATCGCTTCTCAGGTGCGAACCGAGCTTTCGGTTGAGCTTGGGAGGGTGGATCAGCCCATCAGTTCGCGCCTTGCGGGATCGGCCTACACAGCGCCGGCAAACAGCGACATCGCGGCCATTAAAGCAAAAACCGACAATCTGCCAGCAAGCCCGGCTGCAACCGGAGACATCCCTACCGAGTCGGAAATCGCCGCCGAAGTTTGGAGCAAGCCGACGACCGAGCTAACCATCACCGGCAGCATCGGCGAACGCGCAAAAAATCAGAGCACTGTCTCGACCACCGGCGCACAACTCGCCGCTGCACTCTCATAGTTGGTTCATAGGTTATCCCGGCGTGGGCCAAAACCCACGCCGGGTTTTTTGCGTCTACCCCTCTCCGTGTCCTCTGTGCTCTCCGTGGTTAAACATCCACGGAACTCCCCGCAGAAGACAGCCCGCCCGCCGCTGGCAAAATTCGCGCACACATGAAGCCAGCCGCGAAAGAACTTTTCAACCAGCCCATGCGCCGAGTTATGACAATTGGCGCAATCGCTGCGGAGTCGCGCACCATCGAGTTGGCTTTTTCCAGCAACGCCGAAATCGAGCGTTGGCCTGGCATGATCGAAGTCCTCGATCACTCAGCGGATGCCTGCGACCTCTCGCGGCTCAACGACCGCGCCAATCTTTTGTTCAACCATGACGCCGACGAAGTGCTCGGAGTCGTCGAGACCGCCCGCATCGATGCAGACGGGATGGGCCGTGCGCTGGTGCGCTTCGGCAAATCCGAATGCGCCGAGGAAGCGTGGCGTGATGTTCAGGACGGAATCCTGACAAAAGTCTCCGTCGGCTACCGCATCCGCGAAGTCAAATTGACCGAAGAACGCGAGGGCGTGGATGTCTACACCGTCAGCCGGTGGGAACCCTACGAAATCTCCCTCGTCACCATCCCCGCCGACACTTCTGTCGGAGTGGGTCGCAGCCTTAACCCGCAAGAGGCGATCAGCCTCGGCACAATCACCCAATCCAATATGCAAGACACACCTACACCCGCGCCACAAGCGCCCGCACCGGCGGCACCGGAGATCAACATCGTCGCCGAGCGCAATGCCGCTGTGAAAGGCGAGCAAGACCGCACCCGCTCGATCCTCGAAGCAGGTGACAAATACGGAATGCCAGCACTCGCCGCACAGATCGTGCGTGACGGTGGCAACCTGGTCGACTTCCAAGCCGCCGCCCTTGCCGAGAAAGACAAGCGCAGCGCCCAAGTCCGCGAAGGCAACGCACCAATCGGACTCAACGAGCGTGAAGCTGGTAGCTTCTCATTCGTTAAATTAATCCGCGCCCTTGCCGCCGAGCCAACCGATAAGAAAGCCCGTCAAGATGCGGCTTTTGAATTGGAAGCTTGCGAAGCCGCTGCCGGACAAGTCGCCCATCGCAATGTCAAAGGCACCATGATTCCCGTGGATGTCCTCACCGCAGGCTACGGACAGCGTGGCACGAACACCGTGTCGGCAAAATCCGCAGCAGGATACACAGGCACAGCCGGAAACACCGTGCAGACCAACCTTCTCGCCTCCTCGTTCATCGATGTCCTCCGCAACAAAGCGGTCATCATGAACCTCGGCACCGAGCTGGCTGGCCTCGTCGGCAATGTGGACATGCCCAAGCAAACCACATTCGGCACAGGCTACTGGATCGGCGAGGACGACGACGCGACAAAATCCGACATTGACTTCGGACTCGTCTCACTCCGTCCTCGCACCGTTGCCAACTTCGGCGAAATCACCCGCCGCATGCTCATGCAACCATCGCTGTCGGTCGAAGCTCTGCTTCGTAACGACCTCGCCCAAGGCCTCGCTCTCACCATCGACTCCGCAGCGTTCTACGGCACAGGCTTGAGCAACGCCCCGACCGGAATCAAATCCGCCGCAGGCGTGCTCTCTCAGGCATTCGTCGCAGTTCAGCCAACCTTCGCGGAACTGGTCAACATGGAAAGCCTCGTCAGTGCTCAAAACACCGACGTTGCCAGCATGGCATTCGTTGCCAACCCATCCACACGCGGCATGGCCAAGACCGCGCTCAAATTCCCAACCGGCTCCACCAACGGCGGCACCATCTGGGAAAACGGCACGATGAACGGCTACCGCACCGAGATCACCAACCAGATCACAACTGGCGATGTGTTTTTCGGCAACTTCGCCGACTTCATCATCGGCCTCTGGGGTGGTCTCGAAATCACCGTGGACCCATACAGCAACAGCACCAAAGGCCGTCTCCGCATCGTTTGCATGCAAGACGTGGACTTTGCTGTCCGTCGCGCCCAGTCCTTCGTTTACGGCAAAAAGCCCTAAGCGATAGCTGACAACTCAACCGCCTCCTCCGTGTGCATTCGCGGAGGAGGCTTTTGTTAGGAACCGCAGAATATGGAACCTCAAAAAATCACACTTCTTCAAAGCCTAATGATCGCCGGTGAGTCATGCCCGGTCGGCAGCGATGTCGAAGTCTCGCCATCCTTCGCCCGCGAACTCATCGCCCTCGGCCTCGCCAAGCCATTCGTCGAAACAGCCGAGCCCAAGAAAAAGAAATGAGCCTCGACGAAAAAGACGGACGCCCTGCGATCAAAATGAGCATGGCCGAAATCATCGCCGCAGTCGCCCTTATCG